CTGCTGTTCTTCATATTGCATGACAATAACCTTCCGCTCTCCAGGGTGGATACCAACCAGTTTATCAGCGGCGGCAACCTGTGTCTGGCGAGTGAAATGTTTGTTTAAGATTGGTTGCAGGTTTGCTGAAAATCACCCTGCTTTCCGGGCTTGATATTAGAGAGTTAGGCTTAACGTTCTGGTATGGCAGCAAATTCTCGGGCACAGCACGATCGTGATGATGATGAGATACGATCACTTCGCGCTAAGCCAGAGGCACAAAAAAACCACCTTTCGGTGGTTTCACGACACTGCTTATTGCTTTGATTATTCTTTGTTTCCCATGGTAGCCGGAGTGGGACTTGAACCCACGCAGCGCAAACGCCGAGGGATTTTAAAACTATAAGGAAGGTTAGAAATGGACAGCGCGAAATCCTGGCTGAAGAGTCTGGATGCTGGCGATTCCGGCTTCCAGGTTTCTGTAGCGCAGGGAATGCTCTATTTTCCGATTAGCATGTATTACCTCGGTTATGACTTCATAGACACGGCTCATCGCCATGCTAATTTTGATGGTCGTGTGAGGATGGCGAACATGTTCAAACGAGGAATATCGGTTACTCAGGAAACTCAAAAAATAGTTAACGCTGTTATCAGAGAGTTCATGTCAAAAGTTAACATGGATAATATTCAGGGGATTGCACAAAATTTTACCGGCGTAATGGTTGGTAAATTCATATTCGCGGAGCTAACCGGAGTAAAACTAGATGCTGCCGTATCGTCACGCATTATGACCTCGTTCGCCCCTGGCGTGGTCATCGGAAGCGCTCTCACGATTGGCGCAGAAACATCGAGAGCTATCTATACGGCTAGAAAGCTTGAAAACCAGAACCCTGTACTCTACTACCGACTTAAGAGTATGGGGGATTTGGATCTTCTGTATTTTCTTGTTGAAGAAAAATTGAAACCTTTTCTTGACGCATGCAGCGTAGCAGATGTAGACAAGCATGAATTTAACGAAGTATGTAAATACTTTTTTGGTGGGTTATGAACACTCAGGACATTATCAAGTTAATAGCATCCCGAATTTTGCGCGGGTTGGGAATGGGAATTGCTTCTGCGGGCCTATTGTCCTGTATTTATTTCTTTTCATTTTCAAAAGACGAATCCCGTTTTATCTGGGGTGCAGCGTCTGGTGCTCTCATTGTCCTTGGTTACTTTATATACCGAATTGCGATACTCAAGGTTTTTGACGAACGTTGAAGACCTCAATTGCTCATACTCCATCAAAAAGCCCACCGATTGGTGCGCCTGGCGTTGGAGGGTCAGGGTTAACTGCTTCCTACCATAATGAGATGACGGAAAAGCATCGGATGGGATGAAATCAGCTGGTAGCTTATCGCGTGGTGCGTGTTTGGTTGATGCTCGCGGGGCAGTAATGCCCTCTTCTTGTGTCGAAGATGAATGGTGAAAAAAAGACAATAAAAAACCACCTTTCGGTGGTTTACACGACACTGCTTATCATTGATTTTATTCTACTTTTCCCATGGTAGCCGGAGTGGGACTTGAACCCACACAGCGCGAACGCCGAGGGATTTTAAATTGGTTGTTAAAATAAGTAAAATCAACGCATTAGAAAATTTTTCCGAACATATCCAAAAATAACACCACCTTAAATACATGAACTTACAATCTCTTTGGTGCCAATCTTCGGAATCATTAGTGAATAATAATGCTTCATTCCGTAGCCCTGTACCACGCTTGCCAACGATACTTATCCAGCCGTAATTGGCGCAGACATTCCGCTGTTTCGATGTCTGCTTGCAGATCTTCGTCGCTGTCTGTTCCAGCTTTACTCGCTCCCTTGCACGGCTCCTGCATCAAATCCGCTGATGGAGTTGGCCGCGTCGAGGGCTCGCTGACGCAGCTGCACAGCGTGATCGTCAAAATCGCACTTAACATGATTCGGGTCGTTAACATATTTCACCACGTCTCGGTAAATGGTCCGGTAAATCACTTTACCCTCTGCACTGGCCGCCGCCGCTTTCTGCTCGCCGATGGCGACGGCTTTCTCAGCTTTCTTCTGCTTCGCTTTTGCCTGGCTGTTAACGTGCTCGCTGTGCGCATACCACCCTTTGAGGTAACCTACATAAAAGGTACCGACAAAAAACGCCAGCAGAACGGCCAGCGCTAACAGCTTTGCTTTTATCGTCACTGGTCTATCCCCCAGCACGCTAACGCGCTTTCCTGATCCCGGCGCTCAACCTGACCGTAGCAGCCATTCTTCTGACCTTTGGTCAGTCTACAGTCACGGCCCCCGTCTTTGATCCACCAGCGGATCGCCTCACATGCACCTTTTCGGTCACCGGCATTCATTCGCTGATAAAACGTTGACGGGAAGCATTTGCCGGGGCCGATGTTGTACGGACAGAATGATGCAATCCCGGCTTTCTGCGGTTCGGTAAGCGGCACCTTAATATTGCGGTCAACCCACGCCAGCGCCTTATTGCGCTCAATGGCATTCACCTGATCACATTTCGCCTGCGTCAGCTTCATGCCCTGCACAACCGATTTGCCATCTACCATTGTGGCCCCACGGCAAATCGTCCATACGCCAGAGCCGTCCTTGTACGCGGTTAGACTGTTCCCCTCTTTCTCATTCAGGAACTGGTCGAGAATGACAGTTGCTGGTGCACCAGCGAGTACCAGGCCAAGAACAGCAGCACTCAGTTTCGCTCTGTTATTCACGATTGGATCTCCGTCTCAGCCATAACGCGCTGTACCTTCGCGACGACTTCATCAGCCTGGTCGATATTGTGTGAATCTGACCGGCTAAGGTAGTCAATAACTGCCCGGGTGCGCTGCCGATCGAGAGCCAGACGCTCAGCGCTAGCGTGGCGATCTGCTTTAATTTTCGCACGACGATCAAGCCAACCAAGGAGGGATAACAAAAAGCCGAGAACGGCCAGAACGAGATAGGTTAAATCAAGTGTGGTAATTCCGAGATAAGCAGCAACGGTTGTGATGCCGTTACCAAACCAGGAAAGCCAGTTGTTTTGCGGGTTCATCCCCATACCTTACCCCCGGAGGGAACACTATTAAGTGGTCTGAGGGTAAGGGTGTCAGGCGGTCGGAATCCCGACCTTATGCTGCTATCAAGGAAAAGTAATGGTATGCTTTATGCAGTTTACAAGCCGATTATTTTACGGAATCAAAATGAAAGATAAGCTTCTTCACATCGAAGGGATTAGGGGTGTTGCTTGCCTGATGGTTGTTTTGTCGCATCTTGCATTAATTTTCTACCCGGGGCTTCATGAAAAAGAACTAATAAAAAATCAAATAGAACTCGCTATATTCAACAGCCCATTGTCATTTTTCTATTCAGGCACCGCCGCTGTATTCATATTTTTTGTGCTAAGTGGGTATGTCCTTACGTACGGAGTTATGAAGAATAACGACGTATTATTGTCGATTTCCACAATGACAATACGTAGATACTTTAGATTAGCAATTCCTGTTGTTGCATCATGTGTATTATCATTCATGGTGATTAAATTCGCGTCTGTAGACACATCAAAACTATCAGCATGGATATCCAGCTATGGGAGCTTTGAACCTTCTATATTGGGGGCCATGTACTCGGGGCTAATAGAAACCTTCTTTAGAGGTGGCTCAGCTTACAACCCTGTATTATGGACTATGAAAATTGAATTCATAGGTTCATTAATAATATTTTTCTACTGTGCCGTATCATCTAAAGTTGAGAAAAAAACATCAGTCGCGATTGCCTTTTCATTTGCGATATTTATGTTGCCACTCTCACAAACAGAAAAATATAGTTATATATGCTTCATGTTTGGCGCAATACTCAACCACATCAATTTAAAATTTAAAACACTTCTTTCCGTTACCCTTCTATGTATTGGAATATATTTCGGAGGTGTACATTATGGCTCTTCAGCATATGCGTATGCAATCAGTCTTATTTCTTATCCGGTATTCGGTGAGATGACTAATGCATACTATCTTTTCTGTGCTTTTTCCGGCATTCTCGTAGTCACTGCCATAATCAAAAATGATATGCTATCCAAGCTATTTAGCATTAGACCTTTCGTTTATCTTGGTCGGGTATCTTTTTCTGTATACTTGATTCACTTACCAATTATGTATCTTACTGCACCATATATATTTAATACCGCATCGATATTTTTTGGGTATTTTGAAGCATCATTAATCTCATCGTTAATCGCTACGATATTGATATACTTAGCGTCAAACATCTTCTATAAGGCGTTTGACGCTAAGGCTATAAAGTTATCTAAGCTAGCTCTGCAACTTGCAAAACCAGCGTACTAATAACAACGCATTTGAAATGCGTTCCATTTGCTATTTGGTTGTACAATAAAAAGCCCCTTTAAAGCAAGGGGCTATATTTTAAAACAAATGCTTTTCTATTTTTTCTAATCTGGCTTCAATCCTATCGGCTCTTCGACGTTGGAACGCAGCTTCAAGCCATGCACATTGATCAGGACGAATACTCCAGATATCCCCAGCAGACTTTATAATCACTTTTTTCCCGTCGATCATTTCGGATTGTTCTTCCCACTCATCGTGGCAGAGCAATCCGAATTTAGTTGCATCAACACCGTGATTTTCGAAAGCATCACGAACCTGCTGAGCGATTACACCTATGTGCCAGCGAGCAAGATCCTCGCCTTTCTCAGAGATCGATTGAAGCCATTTAAATGCGATTACTGATACCTCACCCCACGCATCAAGTATTGCATCGTGGTTTGAAGCTAGGTTTTCTGACAGAGTTTCTAAACCTATAGGGCTTGTCTTTTGACGGGCATCAGAAGTGTTGATTGTCCCCGTACCGGCAACAACCACACTCCATCTGTTAGTTATATCCCCCAGCGGAGTATGATTGTCATCACCCGGGGTGAATGCACTGAGTGTGGTTGCCTGCGGCTTAATTTTTGCCCTTACCGAACCGCCTTGAATAAAAAGTATTGCTGCATCTTGACTTACGCCAAGTGAAGCCCCTGAGTTATCAGTGTGCAAAAAACCATAATATGAAGTTACCGGGGCAGAACCTCGGAAATGAATTGCAAAATTCGTATCTCCAGCCACAGGGTCGTATCCAAATCCTGCTGCACCCTTGTGGTACATTTTTGCTGAATTTGGGGCATAAAAAGTGTATCCAGTCGTTTGCCTGGTTTGATACGCTACGTTAATGCCAGATGCTGCCTTTAAGTCTTCAAGGTAAACGCCTGTCTGCTGTTCTAGTGTGCCACCACCAAAAATCGCGACATCATTTATGAATATTCCTCGACGGTCCCCAACTGTACCGTCCCCGGAGATATTTGGAGCAGAATAGTAACCATATGTATTATCCAGACGATTACTTCCACGGTAACTAACACGGTCTTGGAAAGAGTGAGCATGATCTTGGTGATGGCTACCGTAGATGATTACCGTTGAGTCAAATGCACCGTAACCGTCTATTGCAGTCCCTTGGCTTAAAACTGTTTTGTCTGAAAATGCATGGCAGTTGAATGGCGTGTTTGAAAGTAAACGACTTACGTTTATCGAGTCACGTAATGAGTCTGGTAACGGCCACTGTGCACCTTCCACACCAACTGGCTGATCACCAACTATAACATTACCGAAAGTTGATTTTACGGTAAGTGAAGGCATATCAACGTGGCCTGTAAATGCATCACCAGATCTTTTTACTGCATCATAAACCAAGCTCACACCTTTGCCTGGTGATGCGGAAGCAAGATCCCCTCTTAAAGACGCATCGCCAACACTTACCCACTTACCTTTCCCTGTCCCCCCGGCGCTATTTGGCGTAGAACCAGGGGGGACTACTTTGGGGAGTTGTCCATCCCATCGGTAATACTCGCTTTCACTTTCCCAGAAAAGAATGTCGTTAGGATAGTTGAGGGTATTACCCAGCTCAAAAGACCTCTTCGCGTTATAGCCATACAATCCATTTTTAATCGTTTCTAATGCGGTATTAATAGTCTGCAATAAATACGAGTAAATATCATCTATATATTTCTTCGTTCCAGCGTCCTGGGCGTTCACCGGATCCGCCAGCTTTGCTATCCGATATCCTTCCGCATCGAACGGCCCGCCGAGTAGCGGCCGGCGAAGTGTCAGTCCCAGATAAATAAACGAACGCTGTATCGCCATCCACAACCGGTCAAAATCTTTGTTGATAGTGTCAGCCAGCAGGTCGCCATTATCCTGATAGTCAGTCAGGCGATAAGTCGGCACGACCCGCTCCAGCATCACGACAGAGCCGTTGGCTGGAGGTGTAACAAAGATAACATCACCGCCACCGACATTTCCTGTACCAGAGACGGTGTAGCCACTGGTTACTGTTGTGCCGTTGATAGACACCTGAATATCGTTAGCGTTAATTATATAAAATTCGAAGGGAAACACGGTCGTAAGACCGTTGGCGTTATAAATAATATAGGGAGTCTGGTTAGGGACCGACATAGTGCGAACCTCTGGCAGGTTAGTAATCGACGTCGACCAGATGATCTCCGTCACTTAACTGCCAATCTTCGCGCGCATGCCCGGTCGGAATCCCGACCACTTTACCTATGCGTACCGGGGTTTGACTTATAGCTCCCGCACCAGAGTCGATGAAGTCGTCAGGCTGGTTGGTCAACGCCGGGTTAAAATCACGCATCTGGTCATAAACAGGGCCGTCCAGCACGTCGGTATGCGCCCACAGGAACCGCGATGACAGAGGCGCTTCAAATGCATCGAGGATGCGTTTCTGTTTGTTGGTGATACTGAATTCTTCGCGTACGCCGCAGCCGGTGCCCTTAAGTGCCTGACGCAGTAATTTTCCTGCGAAACTACCGGGGCCGTTCACCTCAACGCACACAACAGGTATCTGGTATTTGAGTACCAGATCTTTAATCTGCGCTACCTGCCCGCCGGTGATTTTGTCATTATCGTCGAACTCTGCCAGCTCCCCGGTAAGTTCCTGGCAAATATGCCAGTACAGGTGGCCGCGCGCGTCAGTAAGCATCAGAGAAAATGCCGAAGCGTCGGCCTTAACCTTGCCTGTGGCCACGTCCCACCAGGCGACAGCGCCAACGATTTGCACGTTGCCAAGCCAGAGCGAGGCCGTGCGGTTTGCATAGCGGATCTGAGGGTGTATGTTGTATTCTCGGATGCGGTCAGGATCGAGACGAACGTCGCCGACTGGCTTACTGTGCAACTGATACTGGCTATCCCATTCGTTAATGGTGCGCGTTTCTTTGCGGCGATTTTCCATTTCCTCACGGGTGAACCGTTCAGGCCAGGCGCAGTGTGCATAAAAATCGATAACGGTGTCAGGCGCGGAAGCAAATTCGGCGCCGTCAGTGGTCAGCTTATAATCCACATTTTCGACCAGCAGCCGCGCCGCCTTGTGAATACCTGCGAAAACATATTCCGGCCTGAAAGGTACCTCGTAGTGCAGCTGCGTGGCGTCTTTCGCCTCAATGCGTTTTTCTTTATCAAACAGCCGGATGGTAAGACAGTCAGCACCCATAGACTCTACCTCATCATAAAGGCTGTCGTGCGTGTGTGGTGTGCCGATGTAGAGCTTACGGCCGCCGGGGATCAGGATGTGCGTTTGCTCACCCAGGCGATAGCGCAGTTTTTCACGCGCCTCCGGTGTCTGAATGTTTCGGGGTACCTCTACGTCATCATTCTGGCATTCGTTGGCACGCGCAGAGGTAACGTTAGACAGAATACCTTTCGCATACATGCTGCCGTTACGTAAATCCAGCGCGCCATTGACCCACCACTGCTCTACCGTGCCCTGCCCGTCCGGCAGCATGCCTTTGGTCAGAGGGTGGTTGCGCAAAACGTTCTGGGTATCACGGCTGGTTTTGTACGCGGTACCGTCGGATTCAGACTGGTGCAAAATACGGTACTGACGATCGCAGTAGTATCGCCAGGCGTTATAGACCGCAAGGATGGTTGATTTACCGAAACCACGGAAACAGCGAAGCACCGCGAGGTTTCCGCGATGCTCCAGCCAGTGGCAGGCTTGATAGTGGCAGTCCGGAACGTCCCAGTTCATTCGCTCCGCCCACATTAGAAAGAAGGCGAGGAACGAAATCATTTTTTCCCTTTCTGCAGACGCTCGATAATTGCGGCCGCCTCTCGCTCAGCTTTTGATACCTGCTGACCCAGCTCAAAGGCTTCATCATCCTGGCCTGGATTATCGGATGGTGTACCGCCACGCGTCTGCATGCCAATCAGGGAGTGCACCTTAATCAACAGCGTCAGCGATGCGGCTGCGTTCTTCTTGTCCCAGTAACGATCTCCCCGCTCGTCTTTGGTCAGCTCTCTCGGCTTCTTCCCTGCCCCCGGCCAGTTTTCCGGATCGGCTTCTTCGAGCACCACATCGGTGAGTTTATCGCTCAACGCAGTAAGGCGTGTTTTGTAATCCTGATGCATAAAAAAGCCCTGTAGTGAGTACAGGGCTATGATGGAACAGTCCAGAGGTCGGAATCCCGACCGATTAGCGCATGCCAGGATCGACCTGATTTATCAGTGGTGCAATCCAGAACAGATTATTACCCGGTAGCAGCGTACGCACGTTGTGCAGCACCCGGTCACCTGCATCACCATTGAGCACACCAGCGGTCACGTCGGTAATGGTGTCGAGCAGACCGAACGTCGGCCCCAGCGCAGAGCCGATAAAGCCACGGCTGGCATAACGTGACTGTGTGCCGGTACCGAGCAATGCGCCCAGCCCCACCATCCCGCCGGATGCCTTTTCCGCCATATTGTTATATTCCATCAGTGGGCCGAGAATACCGGAGCGGTCAACACCTTCCAGCACCAGCTTATTAGGCGACCAGTCTACCTCCTTACCGTTTGCAGACTGCTTAAGCGCGTATGTCAACGCGCCAAGCCCAATCTGGAAAGCGGTACCGTAATAAAACTGACCGGTTCCCTCCTGCAGGCCACCCAGCGTGGCACGGTTATAGGATGCAGTAGCGAACGATTTAAACTGGAAGATGGTTTTACCCAGCGGCGTACTGGCCCAGAGTGGTGTATCGCCGATACCCGGGGTGATAACGGTGTTGTTAACGTCTTTAAGCACAGCCGACTGGAAGACGCCAGCAACGTGCTGATCGTCCCATTTTTCAAAATTACCAATGTGCCAGCCGTTGATCACCTCACCGTGCTTCTCGAATTCGCTGCGGATACGCGCGGCCATATTGTCGTTAATGCCGAGCTTGGCAAGGCGGCGGCCAGCGAACGAGCCGGACAGAATGCCGTCGGAGGTGATCATGCCGTTTACCGACTTGTTCATATCGTCGAAGTGGCCCATCAGCGTAAGCTTGCCGAACGCATCGGTGACGCGCTCCATTCCCGCTTCCACCGCCGTGGTGCGGGCAGAACTGTCTACCAGATCACCCATCGTACGCGCGCGGGTATGCAGGATGGTTTCCAGCCCGACGGCCATTTTTAACTGTTCGGCGCGGCTGGCCTTGAATGCAGGCGAACGGGTAATCAGCGCAGAGTAACCGCGCATGGTATTGCCGAACCCGTTAACCATCACACCACGCGCAAGGTCAGGAATAGCAGAAACCGTCATGCCGCCCAGTTTGGTGACAAAGTTAGCGCTGCGCAGAAACGCGCCGGCCCGTACGAAAAACGATGATGGATCGTCTGGCATGCCATAAGTACCTGCCAGCCGGTCGCGCAGCGCAGTGATATCGCGGATATCATTATCGCGGGCTTTCGCCAGTTTTGCCTGGTCTTTAGGGCTCTGGCGCATAAGCGCGTCATATTCGTCCTGGATATCCTTGAGCTGCTTCTCCAGCGATTTGTTACCAAAGGCACGCGTCAGCTCAACCTCTGCCGATGCCTCGCGGATATGACGCTGCAGCACATAGTTGGCGTCGCTCTCCAGGTAATCTTTCATCAGGCGATCGGGAACACTGAGCGTACGCGACCGGGTGCTGCCCGCCGCTTTCACCATAAATACATTGGCGAAATCCTGCGGTATTTTTGCGCCGACGATTTTATTGATCGTGGCATCAGCCGTAATTTCAGCCTCTTCGCGAGACATGGTTTTCTCACCGCGAGACCACCAGTCGACCAGCATGTCGCGGAATTTATCGCGTTCGTTAACGATCTTGCCGACTTTGTACACACGCGGGAAATAACTCTCCTGACCGATGGCTTTCAGTTCCTCGTCAGGCGGCAGCAGGCCAAGCTTTTGCTGCGCCACTTTCACCCGATTAACTACCGTGCGCATTGCCTGCGCCGCTTCCTGCACCACCGGGTTAGCATGCACATCGCCGCTGCGCATGGCATTGCCTACTTCCTCACGGAACTGTGAAAAACTCAGGTCACCACCGGCGGCTTTGTACTGGCTGTAGGCCTGCTTGTTCGTCACCACGACGGCAGCCTCTTCACGACGCCACCCGCGAACGCGGGTTTCTGCCGCGATCGGTGTCTCGATACCGCGGGCATTACCCTGCAGTGTGTAGTTATTCTCTGCAAGCTCCAGCGCCGTACGACGGGAGGTTTTCGACGGTGACTCCATAAGACGGGTAAACGGCGTCAGATAACTGCCCGCCTTACGTGCCAGTTTACCGACCGGACCGCCAGCTGCCGGAGTGAGATCCTCGAGCGTTGCCTCACTGATTCTCGCCGCGCCGACGCTGCCACCTTCGGGGAGCGATGCAGCAGCGGTGTCCGTCGCTGACGTGATACTAATATTATCGAGTGCATCAGCCACTTCGCGCGTGGCCGCAGTGCGGACAGAGGGCGACAGCGCAGCACCGGCGGCTGCAAATACGCCACTCATCAACGCGCCAGCAGCGACGTGTGATGCACTTTCGCCCCACGTGCGGGTAATCTGCTGGTTATTCAGCGCAACCTCGCTCGCTGCTGTTGCAGCCGCACCGATTGCAGCCTGCGACGCAATACGGGCCACTGCACCACCCTGCGCACCCGGGATAAACATCGAAGCGACGGTGACCGGGTCCACAACCCCGGCGGCAATACTGGCAAGCACACCCTCCCCGCCCGCCTCGGAAAGTACCCGACGGTCCTCGTTTTCGGCGTCAATCTGCTGTTTCAGCCAGGCGGTTTCTTCCGGCGACCGAGAATCCGCAAAAGCAGAGCCCCATTGTTCATAACCGTGCAGCTCGGTTTTATCCGCATAAGGGTTATAACCGTCTACAGGTTCAAACTGCTTCGCGGGGCGGAACATCTGACCCAGCAGGTTATTCTGGCGAAATGCGGCCCCCCAGACAGAGGGCTCATCCTGCTGAGGTGCTGGGTTGGTACCTTCAGGTAAAGGCACATCAAACCCGGTGGGTGCCGCCAGGACGTTTCCCGCCGGAGTGAATCCGTTATTCAGTTCTTCAGGAGTGGCGTATACCGGCATTATTCAGTGCTCCACGAAAAGTAATTTTTAACCCTGTCCATGCGCTCGTTATGCAGGCGCTTGTACTGCTCATCGAGCGCGCGGTGCTTATCTTTAAATCCGCGAATATCCTGACCACGTTGCAACTCATTGCGATCATGCTCTTCACGTTCTGCCTGCATTTTTTTGTATGGCGCCCACTCTTCCAGTGACGGCTTCCAGCGCATCGGCCTGCCGTACGAATCGTAGAACGGCTGTACCGCCTCGATACCGTCCTTATCTTTTGTCCGCACCATGATGGCGTAATCGCCATTGCGGGCCGTCAGCACATCAGGGGTTATTTCCAGATCGCCCCCAATACGCGACTCTGGCGTTTTGCTGGTGACAGGTGCCGCGTTACCAGAAGTGATCCCAAGCTGCGCTGGGCTGGTGGTGATCTCGTCCTTGCGCTCGCCATACATCAGGCTCTCTTTTTCTTCTTTCCACTGTGCCGCCTGCCAGCCTGACGGACCGTAGTTATAGAGCGCCTCTGGCGCATACTTCATAAGCTTTGCGTCGCCGTTAACCTCGCTGATACTCCAGGTGCGGGCGATCTGCTGGTTGGTCATTTTCTTCGCCGCATCAGCATTGCCGCCAGTGGTGCGGTAATTGATGTCGTACAGAGACTGGTAATCGTTACGGAAACGAGCGGCCTCCGGCGTCTGGTCGTCTGCTGATGGATTTCCCCAGCTAAAGAAACCAGACATACTGCTCACTGCGGAATCCATCGCTTTGCCGCGGTCTTTTTTGTACTCCCTGGTGCTCTGGGTTGATGCCAGTTGCGCTTTGAGCGCATCGGTCTGGTTGTAGGTCAGATTCTGCGCCTGCTCGATAGCAGTTTCGGACGCCATGCCAGAATCCGTAAGCTGCTTAACAGTGAGATAAAAGCCCTGCATATCCTTTGGCATGTCGCCAACAGACGCGGGATCCGTGTCATAGAGGCGATTAAATAACTCAGCCCCCTGACGGACCGCCTCAGGACTGCGCGCGCGGGATATCGCCGATAACTGGGTGGTTACCTGCGAAGGGATGATCCCGGTCTGGGCCACTTGCTGCACAATCCCGTCATGGGTGGTGGCGTCGTTAATCCGGAAGTTTTGCGCCGTTGGCGTGGCGTCAGCGGCTTTTTGCATGGATTTGTTGGTAGGGTCAAGTTTCTCGCCCATAGACAGCGCTTCGTTAAAACGACGGGTATCACGCTGCGCCTGTATCGCTTCATTGCTTTTCTGCACCAGTGCGCCAAGTTTTCCGTAGGCATCAAGCTTGAGCGCATATTCAGGGTCATTTGCCTGTGGCTTTAGCTTCGCAATTTCCGCCTGCTGCTGTTCTGGGGAAACGTACTGTATCGCCTGGAAGGTTTTGGCATTGTTGATCGCGATGTCGAGTTGCTTAACGGCTTTTGCCCCCTGCTCACCGTACGCAAACATGATTGACGCTTTATCCGGCATCGCATCAGGTACTTCGCCGTTGTACAGCTGCACCATCGTATTATTCAGAATAGGGTCAATTTTCTCGCGCAGCGCCGTACGCTGCTCCCGGATTTTTGACTCAGCAATATTATCGATTTTGTTGACAGAAACAGGATCGAGGCCTGTTTTGTTTTTACGGTAACGGGCCAGCCACCCGCGAGTTTCAGAGGGCAGTTTGCTGATAAACTCAGACTCAGAAATTTCACCCTTGCGCGGGTCGCCCACTTTATCGATAAGTTTATCAACATTACCCATGCCCCAGTTATATGCGGCACCGGCCAGAGTCTCAGAGCCATATTTGCCGTAGAGCTGGTTCGCATAGTCGCTGGCAAGCATCGCATTCTGCTGTTCGTCGGCAGGGTTGTATTTCACACCGCGTTTAGCCGCCAGCTCTTTACCCGTGTCCGGCATAAGCTGGTATTTACCCTGCGCACCGGCAGGAGAAGTAATTATGCTGCCGTCAGCATTGAAATGCTTACCGCCGGATTCAACGATACTGATAGCGCGCATATCCATAGCGCCGGTGTCCTTGACCGGGAAGTCGCCATTTAACCAGCCCTGTGGATTGGTAACTGCGTAGTTCTGGGCTCGCTGGTCCATCGCGCGTAAATTGGCCTCGGACACAGCCTGATCAATCTGCTCCTGTGACCATCCCTGCGCCTGGCCATATAATGAAATAGAGTGCTGCCGGGCACCGCGAATTAATGCAGCAGCCTGAGGATCGTCAAACGCTCCCGCTTCCTGCTCAACGGACGATTTCACCGTCGCGTCAAGTTGCTGGCGCTGGGCCTGTTCGGTCTGGCTGCGCTCAAAGCTGTTGTAGGTACTGGCGCGTCGAATTTGCCCGGCTTTCCACTGCGCGTCGAAATACTGCAGCTGGCTTTGCGGTACGCGCTTTCTGGCTTCGTCATAGTCAGAAGAATCCAGCTTATCCATATCGAGCCCGACGCCGGAGGATTTGAACCCCTGCCGGGTGACCAGGGCACCCGTTTCAGGGTTTTCCCAGCGGTCGCTGGATTTTGCATCGAGATCGGTAAGTATCGCCTGGGTAGCGGCGACATCTGCTTTATCTTGTGTGCGCTGTAAATCCTCTGCGGTCTGACCCAGTGCTGCCCCTAAACCAGCAACAGCATTCCCAATCTGGCCGACATTACTGACACCGATACGAGTCGGATTCGCCTGCGGTGTAACATTGCCGAAATTACCCGTTGGAATTCTCACGGTTATTTACTCCCTGCTTTTTTCCAGCCGTTGTACGCAGTACCGCCTGCACTAAGCAGTGAACTGCCTACGCTGATGTAGCCCGATGTTGAAGCGTTACGGCCACTGATGCGGTCTGCGGACGCCTGCGCATTTAGCCTGGAGTTCTGGTTCGTACCGTTAAGAATGGTCTGGTAAGCATCCTGCTCGGCTCCACCAACGATATCGGACTGAATACGCAGTGCGGTACCTTCTCCAGTGTCTACACCTGACGCAGCCAGCGCTGCATTTGCCTGTGCTGCCTGCGCCCGCCCGGCTTTGCGGATACGATCCGCTTCCACGCGTGCGGCGGCCTGTGCTGCTTCTGCATCGGCTTCCGCCTGCGCCGCCTGGTAATTGGACATTTTCTTTTGCTGCTGCCCACTGTAAACAGCACCACCGGCGGCAAGCACGGATGCGCCAATAGCCGCAATTTCTATACCTGTGCACATCGTTACACCACCCTGGAATAAAGCAGACCTGTACGGGACAGGCCAAGACGTGAATACAAATCACCGGTGCGCTCTTCATGCACGCCCGTTGTGATACCCATGTTTATGATCGCGGCCCCATGCTCTTCTGCCCAGGTGATAAATGCTTTCGCGAGACGTGGGCCAGCTGTGCCGCCGCGATGTTCCTGCGCGATAAACAGTCCATATTCAAATGCCATCAACTGACGGCTGAACCATTGCTCAGCAATCCCCCCGGCCAGCCAGCCAATTACTACACCGTCTTTTTCGACCACCAGCAGGCAACCGGCGGGAGACGAAATAATGTTGCGTGCCAGATCCGCGCACTTTTCCTCATCAAAGGGGGAATTTTGCGAATAGCGGGATTCGATATACATCCGCGCGCCCAGTTCAATCAGCGCCGGGATATCCCCGGCCGTTGCGTTACGTACCATGTCAGCCCCCGTTACTGGTAAACGTGAAAATGATTGCGAGAAGATGGAATGGCAGCGGCTGGCGCTGCTGGATAAGCAGGGTATCTTCCCCGCGCTCCCAGCCGAGTTTTCCCCAGAAATGATCGCCGGTGAAGAGTGGTGCGGGCTGGTTAAGGATTTTCGGACCGAACCGGCGGAACGGAATAACCTGGCCGTTGCATTCCGCGCCAGTTGTTTCGAGAAAACGCATTGTCACTTCGCTGGTGCGCTTCTTCGCGTTCTGCGTTGTACCCTCAGTCGTCTGAACCTCTGGCGAAAGCGTTTCGATCGTACTTTCGAAGTGCAGGCCGATTTCCACGGTCTTCGCCGGACGTGACAGGGTGATTTGACCAGAGGAAACGGTGTATTGCGGCATAACCGCGCCGTCGGCCACCACATCAACAGTCTGGCCCTCAAGGTGGGAAAGACCGGACCAAGTCGCGGAACCTGCGCTACTTGTTCCGGTTACTGCGGCGTCGGTAAAAAGCTTGTTGTCGAATACCTCGACATAGCGAACTGTCTGGCCGTTTATCTCACGACGAACGATGGCGTAAACCACATCGTCGGTTTCGGACGGAATGGTAGCCACTGACTCAAACGCGCCGGCAGTCACCTGACGGGACCATGCAATTACATCCTGACCGCGGTCGATAGCCATCGTGACCGCAGTGCCATCAGCCCGAACCATCCAGATAAACGCATCTGACTGTTGCTGGTATGCCATGTCCAGCACGCCGCCAGAGGTAATGTGCTCGGCCAGCACCGTCATATCGTTGGCGGAATATGAAACAAAGCTGTCGGGGTCGTACGCTACCGCATAGAGCTTACGGCCCGCGCGCTGTACAAACAGGATTTCGGTACCAACGCGCACCGGGCGGATCCCGTTGCAGCCGTACGGGCTTGGGTTTTTCACCGAAATATTGGTCGGGGTGATGGCCGAATCATTGCCGGAGGTGATCGTAAACTCGCCGCCGTAGGTCAGCGCAATCAGGGTATTCATCTGCGCCAGATGCACAATTGGGTTCAGCTGGTCAGATGACAGCGTGAAGCTGATAGCATCATCATCCTCGGTACCAATCTCAAAGGACAGATAAACACCAGTTTCACTCCACCAGATTGTTTGCGGATATTTTGGCGAACCCGCCAGCACAAGGCGCTGCTGGTAAAGCGTCACCGCACCGGGATATCCAAATTCATCGGTCCAGACCGTGTCCTCACGCGTCCATGATCCCGGTGATGCTGCCTGCGTTGCCGTCAGGTCGCTGCGGATGGTACCGACGGCAATCTGGGCGCTGGTGATGCTTTTAATCAGCACCAGACCGCCGTTAAGGCGAACGTAGGAGCCCACATCCTGAGCAACCCAGCCCGCGCCCGTGAATGGTGGATTTGGGGTGTCTCCCGGTTCCGCATCGCTCAGGGTCAGCGTAATTTCAGAGCCCACGAACTCTTTCACGGATGGCTTACACCATTTCTGCGGTGTATCGCGCACCTCGTCAAACGGCTCTACGATGAACGGTGCAGGTTCAAGCACCCAGTCTGTTTGACCACGGCGCTGGAGCCGGTGAGGTTTGACGGACTGATGTACCAGGAACATGGTGTCAGCACCCTGCACATAGTTCACGGCAGCCAACATATCAGCGGTGTATGGGCTGGCGATTTCATAAGGCGTATTGTCGCCGTTAACCAGCTGCTTACCGTTCTGGTAAATACGCATGTAGCCGTCGCCGAACTCCAGCATGTAAGCCTGCGACCGGTTGAATACATAGGGAATAAGGCGGGATTTTTTATCGCCGAATTTTGTTACGGCCGCATATCGGGTGCCGGGCCTGCGAACAACACCGCCCTGCACAACCACCATCGCATTTTCGATAATCTTCGCGCCGTTGGCATAGCGGGCAATGTCAACACGCCCCATAAGACGCGGAGAGATTTCACCAGCAGTAAAATTTGTTTTTATAAGGTTCGCGCGCATATCAGAACCTCGACTCGTAAGTAGGATATCCGCCCAGCTCTTCCGGCGGGTCCTCCTGCCCGTCTATGGCTTTAGCCTGTTTCAGCATAAATGCGGCTTCCTGCGTCAGGCTATCCCGCAGACTGGCAGAACCCGTAACCGCATACGCCAGCTTGGACTGCATCATCATTTCAGCAACATCCACCAGCGCGGCATCCCACGTGGACTCGTCCTCGTTACGGAAGATATAACGCAGGCGAATCACATCGATGTTTGCCAGCAGCCGGCTCCCCTCAATCCGGTAATCAATATCATCCCGTGGCTCGCCCACGGAGAGGACGCGAATCAGATCACCAGGCAAAGAAAACTGATAGCCATATCCAAAGACGGGCGCTGTGCTGACAGGCGAAAGCACAATGCGCTTTATCGCGCAGTTCCACGGGTGGGCGCGGAGTAATTTATTTCGGACAGTAGGGTAAAGGTTGGCGCAAAGACGGGCATGATCCGTGTCTTCGTCGAAATCATTTATCGGGTGAGCACCCAGCGCCAGAAGTGCGTTTGAGCAGATCGATACACTCGAAGTCATAGCAGAACCTCAGATGAAAAAAGGCCGGGGGTATCCCCCGGCAAACACACCAGCGGCATTAAGCAACAAAATCGATGGCGACGACTTTTTTCTCGTTGGCACGGCCAGCACCATAAGACGCATCAACAGAGATCTGAATGGTGTTGTTTTTATCGCGACGCGGACCGATATCGACGTTGTACTCAGCGCCGGTACCGAAATGCACAGCGGATTTACACCACGCAACAGCAGTTTTGGTGGTCACGGCCGGATCGCCTGCGGTCGCAGAATCCAGTTTTTCGTAAGCCAGCCACTTAAAACCAAGCCAGTTGCCGGACACGGCACCTTCCTGCAGCATTTTCACCGCCATGAAGTCGGCAGAAGTCAGCGTGGTATCGCTGAGGATCTGCGTCAGCATGTCGGCGTTGTAGGTGATGTAGAGCTCTTCACCGTTCTGTTCGTCGCACTCGTTGCGGCGGAACATCGCTTTCGCGGCGATCAGCTTGGCTTTGGTCATACCCGTACCACCAGCAACGATTTTTTGAGACGCAGGCAGCGCCACCGGCGCATACGCACCACCGCTGGACGTTTTACGCATCACAGGGTCGAGCAGCGCACGATAAACCACATCGTCTTTTTTGCGGTTGGAGGCCGCCAGGGTGAGTTGCAGATACGGCCCCTGCGGGTCGGCCAGCAGTTTACGCAGGTCACGTTTTTCAACCGGTACGAATACAGCGTAATCCGCCATCAACGCATTACGGGTGCCAGCATCTGGCAGGTCCCATACGGTGTCACCGAAACGCGTGGTGATCTGCGTCATTTCGATGGTGCCCATATCGTTGATGGTGAACGCTTCGCCGGTGATCATCCCACGGTCGTTTACCGCTGCCTGCAGGCGGGAATCCTTCTGCTGCGCGGCGATTTCGAAAGAATCATGAAACTGCGTGATAAACGCAGCGGTGATCATGTTCTTATTGGCATCAAATGACATAACAATCACTCCAGAAAATATCGCCTGCTGGGTTGTCGGTTGCCCGGCCCGATTAACACAATGCGCGTGGCGCTTACGCACTGCGGGAAAATTCAGTTATCCGGCGTCCCCGCCGGGCTGGTTGTGGGGGAGATTGTTAGCGAGGTGTGCGGTCGGAATCCCGACCAAATAAAAAAGCCAGCGGATTAGGCTGGCTTTTGATGCTGGAATTGTGACATGTCACGCTACGGTTTGATCGCCGTAACGCTTCTGGTAATACGCCTTGACCGTCGCGGAAACGCGTTCGTGGTCGGCGTGTTTCGGGTCCATGTACGCCGGAGACTTCATCAGGTCGCGAATGGTCTGTTGCTCTTCGAGATTCACATCGCCGCCAGCTGGCGCATCCTCCTGCATTTCAGCACCGACTTTAGCCAGCATGCGAATGACCATCGGGTTATTGCCGATCTCGTCGATTCGGCCTTTGTCGGCGTCGTCCGCCAAGGAGTTGAACGCGCGGAAAGCCAGACCGATGTTTTGCTTAAACTCTGCGTCAGTCTTCCACACTTCGCGTAGCTGCGTGGTGGCGGCTTCCGAATCCAGCGCAGCGGCACCACCCACCAGCTCAGGAGCACGCTGTGCGTATTCACCCAGGATAAAGCTCATCTGATCATTGGTGATGCCCTTGGCGTGCGCAGTTTTCATAAAGCTCTGCATGCGCGGATCGGCTTTGAATTCTTCCCAGTTGAATCCCTCGACCTCTACCTTAGGTGCATACTCATCTGACGTTTTCGGCGGCGCGTCGCCGCTCCCCATGCGTTTTTCAAGGTGAGTGTAATTTTCCGCCAGTTTGCGGGCAGAGCTTTCAATACTGAGTTTTCCGTCTTCGCCCATAACGCGGAATTTCTCAGGTAGCCAGTCATTAGCACCCGGTTCGCCCGCGCCGGTGCTGAGCAGAGAATTACCAGAATGTTCGCCAGCACCCGGATTATTGCCGCCATCTTCACCACCTCCGTTACCACCGCCAGGCTGTTCTGCGCCCGGCTCAGCGTTCATGAATAAGTGTTTAAGCTTCCACATCGTCTTCTACTCCATCGGCCTTGTTGATTTCGCGCAGGATGTAATCCAGTACGGATCGCTGCCCTGCTCTGTAACACGTTTCGCGGTCGCCCTCGGTACCGCCGGGGACGTATGCCGCACGCCCGAAGCGGCGCGTTAACTCTTCCAGCACCTGAGAACCGCCAGGCATTTCCTCGAAAATGCGTTTAAAGTCCTGAGGTGTAGCCTGTTTTATTCTCATTGGTTACCTGCCAGTCGTTGTCCTATCGCTGCGCCTGCGGTCTGCCCTGCGGCTCCGGCCGCCTCGGTGCCCGCCTGCATCATGAGCTGCTGCTGAGCGGCCTGCTGCTGTGCTTTTTGGCGCTGTTCGCGGATATTTGCTACAGCATCGGATGAGCGAATAACCTTCGCCGGAACGCCAAGCGCATCAGCCACAACGCGCGTGGCTTCGTCGGTATCGATGAGATCAATAACGTCCTGACTGATGCCCGCGAGGTTTGCCACGTTCGCGCCGAGGCGCTCGATTGCCGTCACGTCTTCCAGCTTCTGGGCGCGTGCCAGAGGCGAGATGTAGCGCACGTTAAAATTGGCGTTCTGCAGGCTTTCAGGCGGCGGGGAGAAAATGCCAGCGCGGAAAGCGATGCCAAAGCAGCGCACCACCAGCAGCTGGAGGTATTCAGCCTGGAACCGCCCATACACCGGGCCAAGCAACTGGCGAATCAGTGCAACACGCACATGCACTTCGGTGGCTGTCATGGCTGGCCCGTCCTGCGGCTGCAGCTGGTCGGCCATCATGATTTTGCGGATTGATGCCTGCAGGCGATCTTCAGCGGTAAACGCCACGCTGAAATCGGAGCCGGTCAGCAACGGTTTCATGCTGTCGACACTGTTCGCCACGATGACGCGACGTGGGCCGACTTTGACCGTGCGCGGGTTGAGTACGCCGTCGTCTTCGGCAATCCACATGCCGGAGATAGCCAGATCCTGCGCGGCTTTCTCCATGCGTTTGGTTTCATTCAGCTCCTTGCAGTCTGGCAGCGCGTCGTATACCGGGCCGATGCCGTAGGAGCCGCCGGGGATTTTCATCCAGCGCGGAACGCAGCACGGGAATTCGTGGTAGCCGGATTCGCGCACCACCTGCTTGTTGGTCACGTCGACGTTGTACGACGCAAAGCGCATGTTTTTCGCCAGGCGGGCGTTAACCATGTAGGTTTCGCGCTGGAAAATGCAGTGCAGGAAATCAAATTTATCGTCGGGCTTTTTCTTCGCGGCGTCGCGGATCTTCTCGCTGACTTTGTCCGCGCCAAACTCTTTGATGGCCTGCTCTGCGGTCAGCTGGTAGCGGCGGTAGATCGTGTCCACGATGCCATCCTTGCGGGTGGACGTGACATAGCACTGCGCCAGCGGCCATTGCTGGAAGGTGTAGCCGCCCTCTTCCCGGTCCTCGTCGATGTACAGGACGAACCAGCCAGCGCACACCACATCGAGATTTGCCTCGTATCCCTCCGCGTCGAAGTTGGCGGCGTGGATATTTTCCCACACCAGCGTTGCGCATTCAGACAGCCAGGCTTTAGCATCGTCCGGCAGTGATTCGCTGTCGAGGTTCAGCCACTGCGCGTTCGCCGGGGTCATGCCGGACATGAGCGCAGAGGCCAGCATGCGGGCGCTGTCGGTGGCGGTACCGTCCAGTAGCTTCGCCACCTTGTGTTTTGCGCTCTGAGCGTCGAGCACTTCGTCAGAGAATCCCGCGCCGCGCAGCGGATAGGTGTAGTCATAGCACTCGCGCCAGACGCTTTCATGCTGCTGGCGGTTGGCTTTCAGCGTGTCGGAACGCTTAATCAGCTTAACGGCGAGTTCATCCATCAGTTACGCCCCCAGAGTGTTTTTCTGTTGCGCTGCCTGCGCGCCAGAGGACAGCAGAGAGCTGCCAGAATCAGCCGCGCCCTCTGCGCCACTGGCGAGAAGGGACGAGCCTTTCTTGCGCTTCTTGCGCGCTGCTGCATCTGCGTTTGCCGCTTTTGCCGCTGCATCGGCAGCTGCATCCGCTTCGGCCTGCGGGTCGGTCTGTACGACCTTTGGTGCTCCACCTCCACACATAGCGATCCCCTCTTAGCCCGGAACGTGCCAACCGTGCTCAGTCAGAACGGGCTTACCCGTAACCGGCTGGCGCTTGCCCTCGTCGTTCGTCACGTAGCCCAGCGGCGCGGCAGGCTCCGCCGTGGTGGCTTTTTTGACGAGCTGGAGGAATTCGAGATTGTCGGTCAGCTGCTGGTCAGCCAGGTCGGTGTAACCCAGCGTTTCAAAGCGGGCGATGATGGCCGCGCCCTGCTCGTTGATGGTACCCAGCAGAGTATTGCGCTCAGCGAGTGCTGCATCGTCCAGCAGGTTAGCAACGCGCTGCTGGATTACCTCAGGCTCAGCGCGTTGGCCTTCTGCGTTAAGCGTCTGGATCTCAGTCGCTGTAATTGGGGCATCAGAAACGGTCTGGTTAACAGGGGCGGAATTAAGCAATTGCCCTTCCGCCACGATATTGGTTGTATCGGTACCAGCAGTTTCCTGCCCCGGTACCTCAACGTTTTTTCTTGGTCGACCCATTTTGGATATCTCCGGGTGAATGGTGAGCGGTCATTGTTATTTGCATGCCTGGTCAGTTTCCCGACCAAAACGCGATTTACGGAAGGTGAACCACTGGCGATGCAAAACCGTGGGTAATTTTTTTCTGTCAGAGCTGGTTGCCATGCACCACAACGCAATAAGCGCCTCACCATGGCCGTGGCGAGGTTCAGATCCTGACTTCCAGCCCAGAACGGCAGATTTCGAAACGCCCAGTTCGTTGGCAATTTCCTGTGTCGTGAGGTTTTTTCTGGTCAGGTCGGTAATGACCCGGAACCAGTCGGTTTTGAAGGTGGCAACCAGCGGCATAGTTCACTCCCCAAAACGCGCGCGCGCGCGAACATAGAGAAGGGAAAAATCGCCCGCCGCAGTGGTGAGAAAAGAAGGGAAACAGAATATTGTTCTTTTCGGGCGCTGGGTGCCATCACACTTTTTAGTTTTTCCTGCTATCCATAAGAGTGGAATTAAATTCTGCATAATCGTAATTCCCTCACTTCAATGGTCACCTGATCCAGTAACTCAGTCTCGGTACCGTAGTTTTTTTCCCATGTTTTCTGGCCTGCGTGGATAGCAACGCCATGCCCGCCGGTTCTGTGGTGAGGTGCGCAGAGAGGTAGTGTTTTTTTATGGTCTGCACGCTGGGCTATTCCCTGCCCTGTGCGTATGTGATGAATTTCTGCGGGTGATGCGCCATAGCCAAGATTTCGGCATACAACGCAACCCAGAGAGGCAACATCGGACAGCCAGCGTTTATCGTCGTTTGTCATGGCGATATTTCTTACGCGGCGTAGCTGAATAATTGCGAGGCTGCGTTTTCTGCGGCCTGCTGTGTTGGGAATGTGCGGTACAGGATGAAATTCCAGAGCACATCGAGAACGGATTTGTAGAGCTGGGAAAATTCTATATCGTCCATTTTTGCGAACGATATGGATTTTGGCTCTTTGCGGGTGGTGCCGTCAGGCATTTCGTATTCGGTGTAAAAACCAGCCTGAATAGTTACCCAGGCACGGAACGCCTCAAACGATTTTACTGCGCTGATATTTCCGGCGCGTTTTTCCGCTTCGTCGCGGAGATACTGATCGGCCAGTTCCTGGAGTGTTTCTTCATGGCCGGCGTAGTGGGCCACCAGCTGCACATATCCACGAACTAGTTTTTTATCGGCCGGGGAAATGGTACCGCCTGTAGGCTGCCAGTAATCAAACCCCAGATTGAGCAACGCGAAAAACTTGCGGTGAAATGCAGGATTGCGTGCTTGTTTAAAATCGGCGTAAAGCACAGCGCCCATGCGACATTTTTTTTCGATAAATTCGCGCGCTTCCGGCGTTGCCGGGATTAATACTCCGCCTGCTGATTTTACAAAAAAATACTGCGCCATTGGTTTCCCCTTTAGCGCAGCAATTGCTCAGAAATACAGGTTATCGGGTGTTCAGTCCGATGCCCTAATTATACCTTAGTTTTGTCTTTTTCGACAATGGTAAAACCTGACAATTCCGCCAGTTCAAACAACGACTTAAGTGTAGAGAGGTGCTCATCGTCATGAGCCAATCTGATGGCTGATACCTTGCCATTCCTGAGGGTCACGAGTACGCGTCCGTTATCGGGAAGATGATCCCCAACCTCCGATTTTTCAATCACGCCTCCCCCTCTCAAACAACTGTATAAAATTACAGTAAACATACTCCCAAGTGGCAGTAAGTGCAAATATTTAAGAGCACAAAACGTTAAAGAAGTGAAAAATAACATTGCGTATTGCTATGTTTTTAAACAAAAAACCGCCGTTCCCGGCGGTAGTCTACTTTGCTTTGCTGACTCATAGTGTCAGTAAGAACTTTTTCCATCCGCTGGTTACCCAGCACTGTGAATCACCTGACATGATGCAGTTTTTGGCCGGAAGCGCGTCACCGCACTTAGAGCATTTGCTGGTGCTTATACGCTTAATACGGTTGCGCACCCGTGCATCATCCTGGCGGATCAGCAGCGCGATGTACTCAACCATATCGTACGGCGCACGACCAGGGCGCCGGGCGGCGCAGTTGCGCTCGAGCATTTCAATCTCCTGTGCATCGAGCTGCAGCTCCAGTTTGCGGTTACCAGCTTTGGCCTGGCGTGCTCGCTGCGCTTTTTTGCGCTCTGCTGCGGATTTAGCCATTACGCTGCTTCCTTGTGGGGACATAATTCTGGTAGGTTGGCGCGCACCAGCGCCTCAGCGAACGGCGGCGGTACCGCATTGCCGCATCGGGCCACCTGCTTATCCTTCGCATACTTCACGCCGCGGTAATCACGATCGATGATGTACCACTCAGGAAAGCCCTGCGCCCGGTATAATTCATGAGGCTGCAGCATGCGCATGCCGATATCAACTATGCGATACACTACCCCGTCAATCATCACCAGACCGGTGCTGTCCGGGCCGCAATATTCACGCAGAAATTCTAACGCCTGCTCCGCACGCTGTTCGTCGTATGCATCCACGGCCAGCAGTGTTTTTACCTCTCCAACGTGCGTACCGCCAGCGGTAATGGTCGGCATTGGCGCATCAGTTCTCTGTCCGTCCCGGCAGGTGCCGCGAAGCTTTACCAAGTGCGAAGTAACAGCCGCATGATGGTCGACAGTCGTTACGGAATGCATCGGCTCATCCATACCAACGCCAGCGCCCTGGTAGTTCCCGCCATAATGCTTCGCCAGGAACGCGCTAACAGTGGCAAATTTATTGCCGCCTGCCGTAACGGTACCCATTGGGTTATCCAGCGATAGCACGCGCGGGGTCTGCCCCGGTCGCTCTCCGTAGCCCATCTGAATGAGCGTGGGCACCACCAGCTGCGATTTACCACCACCAGCGGTGATGGTCGCACTCGGTTCATCTGCCAAGTGACCGATACTGGAACCGAACTGGCGGCCAATAAACGGTGCCAGCGAAGCCTCAACCATACCCAGAGCATGCCCACTTCCGCCCGGGCGCTTCGATGTGCCGGCGGTGATGGTCGGTACCGGTTCAGTGAGCTCCTGTCCGGTCGCACCAGTGCGGAACTTCGTAAGGTGCGGCACCGCGATGGCATAACCATGGGTTTTGGTAATGGTCTGCAGCGGTTCGCCCAGAGACTGCCCACGGAAACAGTCGTAATTGCTTCTCGTACTGGTGTGGTTACACTTCACAATGAACGGCTTCGGATTGTCCAGGACGAATCGCTGAATTCCCCTGGCGATTCGCTTAAGCGTGTTTTCTGCCAACGGCTTCTTACGGCCAAAAATTGACTGCGCGGCAATCGACCAGTCGATGCATTCAGCAGCGGTTCGCCACGGAGCCAGCTTGCCCGCCTGAACTGCCGGTGATTTAGGATCCCCGTGTGTTGGTTCCGGCCAGACAATCTGCTTTCCGTCGCAACGCATGACCATGAAGAAGCGCTTTCTGATCGTCGGTGCGCCATAATCACAGGCACGAAGCTCGCGAAATTCAACGTCATAGCCCAGACCTTTCACCAGCCGTGCGGCATCCTCGCTGTCCAAAGTGATATTCAGAAACTCGCAGCATTCGGCTAGCGCAGGATGATCCAGTGAAATGCCAGTAGTCAACATGCCAATGAATGCTTTGAAGGTTTCACCAGCGCGGGCAGGATCCGGACGCATTTCACCAGCGAGCAGCGGCCCCCACGTTTTAAATTCTTCAACGTTTTCCAGCTTCATCACTCGCGGCTTAACATCCAGACCCCAGCGCAGAACTACCCAGGCCAGTCCGCGTATCGCTTTCTCAACAGGCTTTGCACCTTTCGCCTTTGAAAAGTGGCGGCAGTCTGGTGAAAACCACGCCAGCGCTACCGGGCGGCCAGCGGTCGCAATCTTTGGCCTGACCTCGTAGACCGATTCGCAATAATGCAAAGTGTCCGGGTGGTTGGTGGTATGCATCGCCACGGCGTTAGGGTCATGATTGATCGCAATATCTACGCTGCGCCCGATAGCCATTTCAATGCCAGTGCTCGCCCCGCCGCCGCCGGCAAAGTTATCGACAATAATCTCTCTCACGCGTATTCCTCCATGGCGGCGGCCAGCGAACGGGCAGCAACGATAATTGACGGTACCGGCATTTTCTCAAGCCACATGCGGTTGATGTGATGTTGCAAACGGCGCTGGTGGTGCGCCGGGAGTTCCCCGGCGTTTTCAATCTGGCAGTAGACCATCCCGACTTCAGCGGGCCATACCGTTTCAGGAATGTTAGGGAGTAGAAGAGTCTCTAATTCGATAAGTCTTCGATATGCACTTTCCAGTAAAACATCTCTCATTTTTCACCTTCTCTCTGCGCGCGCCAGTAATTCAAGCGCTCTCTAAAAAACTCTCGTTGACTCTCCGGCGTTGCCTCAATCTGCTGAACGACCGCGTAACGTGTGGTTTTCTTCTCAAAGAGCTGGCGAACAAGCGCAGCTGCACGCATGTCGTAATGCTCTTTGAGCTGAAATTCCTGCGGCCATTTGGCGCGATTGAGGGGTAAGCCGGGCGGTAGGTAATCCGATTGCCCGGCCATGCCTTATGCCCTCACGTTTTTCTCAGAATGAGCGTAATAGCGGGGATCTACGCTTTTCAGCGTGAAATGAGTAATTGGCATATCGTCGCGACGCTCAATGCCAACGTACTTTGACTGCAGCATGAACCAGATACGCTTCTGCAGTTGCTCAAGAGTAATTTTGATGTCCGGGTGATATTTTTTGATCGCAGTGAGAATGCCCTGATACGAAAGGGTTTTGCCCTTCATCAGTGCCACCAGCTTTTGTGCTGATAGCTCTCCGGAGGCTTTTTGAGGTACCGCTTTTGCTTTGCGTACAATCGGAGTGATCGACTCCAGCAGGATACGGCAGCGGCCCGGCGCCCCGACGCGTTGCCCGGTCAGTTTGTCATAATTTTCTTTGCTGCCGGCACTCCAGACGGTGGCGGTTTCACGGATTTTTATCGTTTTTTCGCCTTTAGCAGTAATCACCGTCGCAGTGTGAGTTTTGAGCCAGCGGCCTGAGGTGTTAACGGCTTGCACTGGTACTGTTTTTGGTTTCGCTACGCGACAGACAGGGTTTACCTGAATCGGACGTGGTGCGGGAACGTAACAGGCACGGTTTCTGGCACGCGCACCAGCATTCATACGCCAGATAATGACAGGGCTCCAGTCACAACCATCGTCTACACTGGTGGTTTTTGCATACAGTAAATCGGTCATTGGTCTTTCCTTGTTGAGTTATTCGCGCTGGTCAGGCGCGGTTAAAACGGTTCAGTGTTGTACTTGTCGGAATACCGACGCTGTTGTTTTTTGGGTTTGGCTGCCTCCAGTTGAATACGGGTTTTCTCTTTCCCGACATGTTGATCAATGGGTAAGAAATGGCCGTTCTTGAATTCCTGGTAAATCACGGTACCGGCGGCGGCAAAGCGGCACTTACCGAGAATGACCTCAGCCACGCCAGCAGCAGGACTTTCAGGGTCATAAACCTCGTCGCGATACAGAAACAGGATGCTGTCGGCGTCCTGCTCAATGGAGCCGGAATCACGCAGGTCTGACATCACCGGGCGGCGCTGTGCTGCCGGGCGCGCATCAACGGCACGGGAGAGTTGGCTCAGCGCGAAAGTGGGCGTGTGCAGTCGCATAGCCATCGTTTTGAGGTTTCGCGAAATATGCGCTACGGCGAGATCGTTACGCTCTGCCTTTGGTTTTTTTATCAGGCCGAGGTAATCGACCATAATCATCGCTAAATGCGGGTGGCGGCGTTTGTGCGTTTCTGCAATGGCGCGGATTTGTTCGACGGTAAGATCGGTTGCGTCAACAATCCAGATATCACGGTCATTGAGTGTGGCCATCGCTGATGTTAAGCGCGCCCAGTCCTCGTCATACATATCCTGCGGGTTACGCAGACGCGATACGGAAAGGTTTCCGGCACCAGCCAGTGAGCGTTCAACGATCTGCGTAGCCGCCATTTCCATGCTAAAAATCAGCGCACCGCCGCCTTTGGCTGTCACTCCTTCCACCACGGTAAGGGCGAATTCTGTTTTACCCATGCCCGGGCGACCAGCAACGACGATAAGGTCCTGAGGGTTGATACCTCCAGTAGCGCTATCGAGATCCGAAATACCCGTCAGCAAATTGCGGGTCGATTCATCGCCATCCATGCGCTTCTGCACGGTGTCCATGTACACAGGCAAAAGCTCGTTGATGTGTACCGGCTGAATGTCACCAGTGTCAGCAGTCATGTCCAGCAGCTGCGCGACAGCGTTCTCGACAACCTGATCGCGTTGTTCCTGGTTTGTCGCCTGCCGGATGCTGTCGGCACCGTCCTGCAGCATTTTCGCCAGAGCACGGCTGCGCCATGCTTTGACCATTTTCCCCGCATACCCCTTCAGGTTTGGTACCGTAGCGGGGATGCGGGAAATATCTGACAAATCGGCCAGGCTTGAACCGCCCAGCGCCTCGCTGATGAAAAGCATATCGATCATGCCGTTCGCCAGAGCCTGTTTTTTTATTTCGCTGAAAGCGCGGCGATGAAATCCGATGCTGAATGATTCCTCCGGCGTGCTGGCGATTACATCGAACGCGTCTGGCGTAGCGCCGCCATTCAGCAGGCCAGCCAGCACACAGGCTTCGAGATCCTGAGGGCTCACAGTGCACCTTCCCTAGTCTTACGCAGTGTTTCCGGTTTCATCAGGTAGTCAAAACTGGCGCGCCAGCCGTCGCGGTGCTCACCACCAAAGTAAAAATCAGGCGCGGTATTACGGAATTTTTCCAGGTAACCCAGAAACGCACCTGTGGTTTTATTCATCATGTGAGCCGCAAGGCGCGTAATTTTCTGGCGGCGATCAGCGTCAAGTGTCGCGGCAGGAAGTACGTCCGCGAAAATCTCGTTGTAGGCATCAACAACCGCTACCGGATCAATACTGGCCTCTGTGGTAGCCCACGCCTCAGCGTCAGCGAGATAACCGTCGAACCGGTTCACCCGGCAGATATTTGCTGGCTTAGGCGCGCCAGATGCACGGCGATGCCATGTAGCCAGAACCCAGCGGATAACCAACTGCAGTTCGGCCAGGGTGTACCCCTCACGCGTCAGGGTCGGCGTGAGCATGAGCACGAACGGTTTAACGTCACGGCAACGGGTACCGGTGCAGTCGTTATAAAACTCAAGCGCTTTTTTCGCGTCAGCGAGAATAATTTCCTCGCCCTCCCCCATTTGGGGGTTAGGGGGATCTTTAGGTTCATTGACTGGTTCAAAAGAGTGACTGGTTCTGGTGCCACCACACGGCATAGGGGGTGTGCTTTCTGGCGGCACACCTGTGCTTTTTGACGGCATAGGGGGTATGCTTTTTGGCGGCATAGGGTTGTCGAGTTTCATGTAATACAGATTCGACGCATTACCCTTGCCATTTTTGACGCCAGGGCGGTTTTCTTTCACCAGCAAACCCATAGCGATCAGCGCATCGATGTGATCACGAACAGCGCTCTTGCTGCACTCGCAGTGCTCGGCAATGTGTTTGTACGACGGCCAGCATTCACCGCTGTCATTAGCGTTATCAGCCAGTTTGATCAGCACCAGTTTGCGTATTGGGTTTCCGGTTTTAATTGCCATCGCGCGGGCCATCAGGGTCATACTCATAATCAGATCCCCAATGTTTCAGCAATTTGACGGCATGCCGCCTGATATTCCTCAGGTGACAAATTCATTTCGCGGAGTTCTTCTTTCAGTTTTTCATACTGCGCCCAGATAGATAACGCAGCTGCGCGGCGACCTTCGAAAATATCTTCGATGTCTTCCATGACGGCCGGTGCGCCATTCAAACGGAAGCCGTTCCGCCAGGTAATGCGGTCAATTGAATTCAGCATGTCGGTCTTTCCTCGGTACAGTTAAACGCTGGTCAGGCGCTGTGTTTCCTGGATGGCTTGTAATGCCTGGGCTATCCTCTGCGGTCTATCCCTGGCATCCAGCAGTAGCGCGATTATCGCCGCGGCAAACTCGCGTATCGCTACGCATATCAGGTGCTGAGTCGTCATTCCCAGATGCGCGTACCGCTCTGCGGGCAAAGCCGCTTCCATCGCCTTGGCCAGCGCTCTTGTTTTGGCTCTTGCCGCTTTGGTGTCGCCACGTAACCAGCGAAAAATTTGCTGGCGGTTGTTGTTAATGGCCCGCCAGTCGGCGTTACCCATTGGATCTTCCATCTGGTGAAGCTTTACCATGCTGGTATTGCCTCCCATTCGGAACCACATGCGCGTGATTTCGATGGCAACATGTTCCTGCCCGCGCTCTACGGCCCAGTTGAAGATCTCCCGTTTCAGTTCTTCGAGGTTTTCCACTTCCTTCGCGTCTCCTGTCGCTGAAAACCTGATTAGGCTTAATCAGATTTTTTGGTTGCTGGTTGTTAAGCTGCGTTTGCTGATTTAACAGGGTTTTGATAATCCTTAGGATCGTAAATCAGTTCCCCATTAGTCATAAGGGACAATCGAGCGGCCCGCTTTTCAGGTACTACAGGCCCCCAGCGAGTTACGGCAACTTGAGAGATACCTAAAGCACGCGCAACCGCAGTTTTGGTGCCGAAAAAGCTGATGACAGTTTCAGTTTTCATTGTTCCTCCTATTAACGTTAGTTAGGAACATAAATACTAACGAAAGTTATGTCAAGTTAACTTATATTATGGGTATGAAAAAATTGACCTTTAATGACCGAATTTCCTCAAGACGTAAAGAGCTTGGATTAACCCAACAGCAACTTGCCGATGCCGTTGGTATATCTGCCGTGAGCGTCTATAAGTGGGAGGCGGGCATAACGACACCTAAAGGGCAAAATCTCTTCTCACTTGCCGAGGCACTCCGATGTACTCCGACGTGGTTGCTTTACGGAACTGAGGAGGATGAACCACTGAGGGCAGATCAACTTTCACCCGAGCTTGATGAAAGGCAAAAAAAGTTACTCGATCTCTTTGACTCATTACCTGAATCAGAAAAAGAAAGACACATCAATGAGTTAAGCGAAAAAGTTAATGATTTCCAGAGGTTGTTTGATGAATTGCTAATGGTTAAAAAGAAAAAAAACACCATTAAGAAATAAAATTAAAGGTAATGTTTTCAAAGCATTGCCTTTTTTTACGCCCATAAAACTAACTTTTGTTATAAAAAATCATTGCCAGAAAAAATACCTTTGGTTATGCTTTGCAACATCAACGACGCACTAACCACGCGGCAGTTGTTCAGAAAAACGTTCTGACAGTCTGGAAAGACAGGCACCAAATTCGCGGGTCGCCGCCAGTACGATGACATGCGGGAAAGACCGCAACGAATCCAAAATTGCTGTGTGTAGTCTTTGCCTCGTCTCCATGAGGGGCACTTTTTTTCACGGCAATGAATACGAGGAAAGACCAATGGGCATGACCAGCCCTGACAGCCCGGAAAGACGGGCATCAGATGTAAAAAAACCCACCGAGGTGGGCTTCTTTACCCGGGACAGTGACCAAACCACCCGGAGGTGGTACAGGGGACCAACCCTGTACCGAGGAAAGACCAACGACATGAGCCGCTGATCGGCTCGAATTATACATCAGTAAGGAGCCGCTATGGAAGCGCTACCCCTGCAGGTAACTCTGTACATCCACGCCTCAACCAATCCTCACGCCCCAGCTATTTACCCGGTAGCAACCTGTGACATGTCACAGAATTATCCGGAGCTTTATGTACTGCTGGAAACGCGCACTATTCGCCTTGAGATAAACCAGCCAGAGCCGATCGATATCATCGGCAAACAAGTTGAGCGCCTCCAGAAGGAAAAGGCGTCAATTGTCGACCAGGCACACCAGCGCGTCGCTTTCATCGAAGACAAGATCCAGCAGCTGCTTTGCATCGACCATTCCACAATCCAGGAAAGTGACATCCCGTTTTGATAACGGCGCCTGACCCGCGCCAGTAACCAAAGAGGAAAGACCAAGTGACAATCTCAATTTACAACTGTCTGTTTAAGCCGAAAAAATCGGCCATCAAAGATGGTGCTGTTGCGCTGGCGATCAGCGTGGAGGCACCTAACAAAAAAATCGCTGAAAGCATCGTTACGGGTAAACTCTGGGAACACTATCCTGCGAATGGCGATAACTTTTTCAAGCCTGAAATCTGGGAAAACACAGCCGATCAACCTCACCCGGAAATCGGTAAATTTGACGAGCATTTTGCTAAATCCCATACGTTCGATGGCGGTAAGTGGGTAGTAAATGCCACTGAAACCGATGGCGGTGCGAATCCTCTGCCGGGCAGTAATGAAATATTAGACTTCATGAAGGTTTCACCGCGCGAACGCTTCGCAACGGTGGTGCTGTTTGGACTCGCGCAACTGGATGGTGAGCTTTATTCTCAGGTTTGTGATTACCTTGATAACCTGGAAAGCACCAGCCAGTACGATGAAGAGGAAGATGATCGTTTAAAGCGCTACATCATTAATGCGATGGAAGCACACCCGCCTGTTCACAACATGCACCAGGAGGGACTTAATAATCTCCTGCAGGCAATTTATGTGAAGTTTGAGAACCAGTTACCCGGCGGTGCCGCGCTTTACTCGTTTATTAAAAAATGGACTGACAATCCGGGCAAACGTGAAGAAATGCTGCCTCAGACCAGCACCAGCAGCAGCACCAGCACCAGCACCAGCACCAGCACCAGCACCAGCACCAGCACGGAAGATAATACCCACGCTCAGGTTGCACCACTGCGCGGTTATAAACACACATATGCCACGCTGGATCAGGAGATCGCTCTTGCGCTGCTACCAATAGAACCGGCGGACACTGTATCTGTCAGTGCTTTGCGCCAGGCGGAGAGCCTCATTGAAGAAGACCGGGAAGATTTTAAACGCTGGTCCATGGCGCTGCGCACTACTGAGCAGATCCTCAAATACTCCCGCAACACTATTTTTGGCGTGATTCAGAATGTGCCAGCGAAAGATACCCATCACTTCCCTGACTCATTGCGCCGCTACATCGACAACTGGCTTGCTGAGAATGGTGTGTTTGAACAGGATCCCAATGATACAGAAGCAACCAGTAAATCACTGGCTGCCGGGCGTGGCGAATATGTCGAAGGTATAAGCGACCCTGCCGATCCCAAGTGGGTAAAAACAGAAACTCAGACCATACCGCAGAACGCATCAAATGAGGTGGAAAAAACGGAAGTGGTAACTGATTCCCAGGCAGAGGCTGCACGTGAAACGCTTAATAAAATGGGCTACAGCGTTTACGCCAGTGAATCCGAGCAGGAGCAGAGCAGCAGCGAGCAAGCTAATAGTGCAGAGCAACCAGTAGAGCCGTTGGTGCAAGAAGAACCTCGCCCTAACGTTAATGACGTTGAAAAGAGTATCACCGAACGCACCGGTACCGAGATGGAGAATCTCGACCTGTGGAAGCGCGTTTTCAAAACTGATGAACGTTTCACCAAACAGTTTACTCAGAACGGTGGCGGTACATCTATCAACGGTACCTACATGACGATGCTGGCCACCCGTGAATTTGGCCCAAAAGGTATTGGCTGGGGAGTTGATATTCTCGAGGAACGTTTTGACGATGGCGCGCCGATAACCCGTACTGTCAAAGGCCAGGACGGGAACAATACGTGGGAGCTTATTCCAGACGGCATTGGCGGCTACCTCACAGAGAAACATCACGTGATTAAGATCCGTCTCTGGTATGTGCGTGGCGACTTGCGCGGTGAAGAGATTTCATTCGGATGTACCCCTTATCTCTACGGGAGTAAATACGGCCCGATCTGCGACGGCGAAGCGACTAAAAAATCACTTACCGATGCGACCAAAAAGGCGCTCTCTTCCCTCGGTTTCAGCGCCGATATATTTATGGGCCTCTATGACAATCCTGAGTATCGGCAGAAAAATAAAGAAGAATTTGCCCTTAAAAATGCCAGCGATAACGCAGAAGATGCAGCGCGCCTGCGTCAGGAGCTGGACGACAAACTCACGCGTGTGGCAAATACCCTTGCAACCGGCATATCTGCCAACGAGGTAACGAAAGTATTCGCGTCTATCGCTCGTGAAGTTGAAGTGCATCGCAAAGATGCAGAATCCAAAGGCGACAATCAGCATGCAAGCTATCTGAGTAAACGTCTGCGCCGCCTGACCAACATTAAAGACGAACGCCTGAAAGAACTTAACAAAGCCCAGGAGAAAACAGCATGAGCAACGTAACCGCAATCTCATTAGCAAACGAATACTCCAGCTTGTTGAACCTGTTGGAAACATCCGACGAACTGACGCCGGAAATGATCGCCGATACCCTTGAAGGGATTGAAGGTGAACTGGCTGATCGTCTCGATGCCGTTATGGTGGTGGCGCGTAATAACCTGGGCAACGCGAAAACCTGCGACGAAGAAATGAAGCGCCTGGCTGAGCGAAAAAAATCTTTCGAAAATAAAGACAAGCACCTGCGTAAATATATCCTGTCATGCCTGTTAGGTGCTGGCCTGGATAAGCTGAAAACGCCCAGGAATACCTTCACTGCTCGTCAGGGTACAGTAAGCGTGGTGATCGATAATGTTGATGCGTTACCTGATGAAGTGGTCACGGTTCAGACGGTAATCGCCCCTGACAAAAAGGCCATCAAAGAAAGGATAGACGAAGCTGCAGCTGCAGCTGCACAAATCAAGGCTGATGGCGGCGAGGTACCGGAAGAATTACTTAATCCGGTACCGGGTGCGCATCTTGAGGTCGGTGAACGTTCATTACAGGTGCGCTAATCATGCTGAAACTGACTCTCAAAAGAGGTGATGCGGTACACGTGGTGTTTCCGGATGGAACAAACGGGATCATCGAAGCGCGTAGCCGCAGCGAACTGGGGTTACATCTTCCGGAGAACGTCAAGGTTACACGTGAGAAAGCAGCGTTTCTGGATGGGAACCTGATTAAGCGTAATCAGAAATAATCACTCTCTGCCGATAGCATTGTGGCCCCACTTAACCAACGGAGGCCACAATGCTGCACTGGCAACCCGGAGCAATCCTGCTCTCAGACTTTGATACCAAGATCGGAAAATTATCAGCGAGTGTACGAAAGAAGACCCTGACCAGGTCAGACATAGAACGCGCCTGTAGAGACGCTGACGATGCGATATACCGCATGCTGAGGAAAGACCATGAGACACGATCACGACATCATCACCAGAGAAGAGATGATAGAACTGACGGGGACGCCACTTAAATCAAAACAGTGTGATGCTCTGCGTCGAGCCGGGATATTCTTTATGGAAAGAGCGGACGGCCACCCTAAAACAACATGGGGGCATTTCATGAACCCCATAAAATATCGCAACCAGGAAGACTCCCCGGTGCGCGAGGATAAAGAACCAGATTTCGGAGCCGTATTTAATGGCCGGAAAGCGTAAAAACCCCGCCGACAGCTGGATGCCACCGCGAGTATATCGCGGCAAAGCAGCTTATGAGTTTCGGACTAAAGATAACAAAGCCGTTCGCCTGTGCGCCCTTAACGAAACACAGGCGTCGGTCTGGCTGGCGTATGAGAAAGCCGTGGGCGAAGAAGTCCGGAAAAATACATTCCAGACCCTCGCAGATATGTTTATGACTTCCCCCGACTTCATGGATTTATCACCGGAAACTAGAAAGGATTACACAAAATATTCGGGTAAGGTATTACCCGTTTTTGGCAAAACAGACCCCAACAAAATAAAACCTGAGCACATCCGGCGTTATATGGATCAGCGTGGTATCTCGAGCCGAACGCAGGCGAACAGGGAAAAGAGTTTCCTTTCACGGGTATTTCGTTGGGGCTACGAACGTGGATATGTAGAAAGAAACCCATGTCAGGGGGTTAAGCAATTCAAGGAGGTTTCACGCGAGCGCTATGTGACGGATGAAGAATACAATGCTGTGTATGAGGTTGGGGCTGATGTGGTCCGTGCCGCAATGGAGATCGCTTACTTATGCGTTGCCAGGCAGAGCGATGTCCTGTCTTTAAGTGAAGAGCAGATCAGCGACATGGGGATATTTATCCGGCAGGGTAAAACTGGCGTGAAGCAGATCAAGGCATGGACGCCCCGTTTACGCGCAGCGGTTTCGCTGGCGCGCGCACTGCCTCTAAAGCCAGGAATACGAAGTCTGTTTCTTATCCATCAACCCAGCGGAAGCAAATACACCCGTGATGGTTTTAACTCGCGCTGGCGTGAAGCAAAGCTGGCAGCTCAGGCTAAATACCCTCACCTGTCGATTGATTTCACTTTCCACGATCTGAAAGCAAAAGGGATCTCTGATCTCGAGGGTAGCCTCGAAGAGAAACAGGCAATCTCCGGCCATAAAAACTCGAGACAAACCGCAATTTATGACAGGAAGGTAAAAGTTGTGCCGGTAGTTGGAGGGCAAAAGAACTGATTGGATATGCGTTCGACGAAAATTCATCTTCGGACGCATCTTCGGAAAAGCAAATTTCAGGCATAAAAAAACCACCCGTAGGTGGTTTACACGACACTGCTTATCATTGATTTTATTCTACTTTTCCCATGGTAGCCGGAGTGGGACTTGAACCCACACAGCGCGAACGCCGAGGGATTTTAAATCCCTTGTGTCTACCGATTCCACCATCCGGCCAGGGAAGAAAGTGGAGGCGCGTTCCGGAGTCG